CCATGACATGGCTGTCGTAACTTTATCGCTTCAAAAGCAGGATGCAACTGGACAAACGTACGCGAATCCAGCGAAGCCGGATTTCACTGTACGTTTTAAGAACTCCAGTGCACGAAAGACCCTTAATGGGGTCTCCGTCAACAATCTCATGTGTGAAATCGTGTATAACGATAACAACAGTGTGACTGTCGGCGGCGTAGCTGCCTCTGATGCCATAAGCGCTCGCTTACGTGTAAGCGGCGTTTTAGAGAGCAAAACTCGGTTGAACCAATTCCTTACTGGCCTTGCTGCGCAGATTGCTGCGTGGCAGACACAGAATGTCTTTCAAGGTTTCAATCCTACGACTGCTCCGGCGATTACTGAACCTTAGTTCGTAATCATTGGAGTTCGTATGAAAGGAAAGGCTGAAAGACTATGGGAAAAGGCACGACCAATGCTGTGGGCAACGCTCTTTGTGATTGGATTTTTCCTGATTGGAAAGACCTGTCACAGCCTGAAGAACTCGCTATTAGGCGATTTCAAGCTAAACTGGAGCGCCCAGACTCAACCAGAGCCTCCGAGCGGCGAAAAGCCTGCTGGGAGGAGTGGTGTCACTTCGACACCGAACTCAGACGAACCGGTCTCTACAGACCCAACTGGGCCGTAGCAAGACTTCTCATTCACGAAATCCTTAAAGGGTTTCGCTTAGGACCCGTCAGTTTTACTAACGGGAGCGAGTTCATACCGACCGAGGGCCGAAATTCTATTGAATCTAAGCTTTCGGAATCGACATGGACTTGTACTCCTGACAACTTTGAGCTCTGGGCGGATACAGTGTATTCGCACAGGGCACTCAAGGTTGCTATGAGAAAACGCTACACAAAGCTATTAGCAATTCGTGGATTAGATAAGCGTACGACGGATCGCGCTCTTTGGAATCGCTTTAAGTATTATAAGCGTCCTAGTCGCGAGATCTTCCGTTTTAAGCTCTTCTGCATCACGAAGATGGTAAATGGAAATAGGTTTACTACGGTTCCTAAGAATAATCTTAAGGACCGTCCTATTTGCGTTGAACCATTAGCTAATATCCTCACCCAGAGACGTGTTGGTTTAGGTATCCGTTCTTCATTAAAGAAGTACGGAATCGATCTAAATACGTTGGCTGAAAAGCACCAGCGTATGATATGTGACAATACTTTTGCCACGATCGATCTTAAAAATGCTAGTGATAGCATTTCTACATCACTCGTTCGTTATCTGCTTCCCAAACGCGTTTATGATCTTATTGATCAGTCGCGGAGTCAAATGACTCTAGGCCTTGACGATAATTTTCATATTATCAACAA